CTGAAGTGAAGTGGACGCCCGACCAAATGGTGGAAGTGATTCTTAACGAACCCGATGACTTTTTGAAGGTTCGTGAGACTTTGACCCGTATCGGAGTTGCTTCAAGAAAAGAAAAGAAAATCTATCAGTCTTGCCATATTCTGCACAAACAAGGTAGATATTACCTCGTTCACTTTAAGGAATTGTTTGCTCTGGATGGCAAACACGCTAACCTGACAGTGAATGATGTACAACGTCGCAATCGTATCGCCCAACTTCTTGCTGATTGGGGTCTGATTGAGATTGTGGATGTAAGTAAAATTCAAGACATTGCTCCCCTGAACCAAATCAAAGTTCTTGCTTATAAGGACAAGGGTGATTGGATTCTGGAAACCAAGTATAATATTGGTGCGAAGAAGAAAAAGGTAGAGGATCCCGAATGATAAAGTGGGGAGTTCAACACTCCCCTTTTTTATTGATGTTGTATAATTAGTAGTGGATGCCGTAAGGGTCCACAAAATACAAACTCGCTTTTAAAGGAGCTACCATAATGACGAACCTCACAAGGTATACTGCTGCGGATCTTCCTGCCTTAATGGAGAGGATCACGAGAAATAGTATTGGAATGGATGAATACTTTGATCGTATTTTCAATCTTCACGAAACTACAACAAATTATCCACCTTATAACCTTATTCAGGTAAATAATGTAGAGTCGCATTTAGAAATTGCACTTGCAGGATTTAAGAAAGGAGAGGTCAATGTTTTCACGGAGTATGGAAAACTTTTTGTCGAAGGACAAAAACAGGACAATGAGACCGACAGGACGTTTATCCACAAGGGAGTGGCTAGCAGAAGTTTTAAACGAGCGTGGACTTTATCCGACGACACAGAAGTCAGGGAAGTCACATTTGAAGACGGACTTCTACGGATCGTACTTGGGAAAGTAGTTCCAGAGCATCATGCCCGTAAAGATTATCTCTAAATATTAGGTATCGTCGGCGCTGGGGAGCAACTGGCAAAATCCAGTTGACTTCCCCATTTTTTTGCCCTATAATGACTGAAGGGATAATCAGAAAATGTCTATCAAACTCACTTTGTTAAAGTCTGGGGAAACTCTTATTTCTGATATAAGAGAACTAGTTTCCCAAGACTCTGAAACTGGTAAAAAAGAAGCAGTGGCTTATTTGCTCAATAAACCCCATAGAGTCGCAGTCAGGACCGAAGTTTTACTGACTGAAGATGTTGTTGATGATTCTAAGAGAGAAGTTCAAGTAAGTTTATCGCCCTGGATTGTTTTATCTGCTGACGAAGATATTACTATTCCTACAGATTGGATTGTTACAGTTGTAGATCCACTTCAATCTGTTAAAAAAATGTATGAGGAAAAAACCAATGGATAAAGTAGTTAAGTGTGTTCTTCTTGATGTTGATAATGTTTTAATTACTGAAATTATTGAGGTAATTGCTGATATTGGAGAACCAAATTGTAAATTGGTAAATCCATATCAATTCTTTAGTATAGATGACATGAAACCTTGGCCATCTGTATCAAGTCAAAAAGAACTGATGATAAGTTCTGATAAAATACTGACTATTGCTGATCCAACTCCTGAAGTTATTGAAAAGTATCTGGAACTAACTGCCTGATGAGATTTTATACAAACGTCCAAATGGTCGGGGATCACTTCTTGGTCCGTGGTTATGAAAATGGAAAACATTTCATGACCCGTGAGAAGTTTAACCCGACTCTTTTTGTTCCTTCTAATAAGAAAACCAAATATCAAACCCTTGAGGGTGAATATGTTGAATCAGTTCAACCTGGTTCTGTCCGTGACTGCCGTGAGTTTATTAAGAAGTATGAGGGCGTAGATAACTTTAAAATCTATGGAAATACTGGATACATCTATCAGTATATTTCTGAGATGTATCCTGAGGAAGAAATTAAGTTTGATACTAACAAGATTAAAATCTCTACTATTGATATTGAGGTTGCATCAGAGAATGGATTCCCTGACGTAGAGTCTGCCGCTGAGGAAGTTCTATTGATTACTGTTCAAGACTATGCAACCAAACAAATTCGCACCTGGGGTAAAGGACCATTCAAGAATACTCAGCAGAATGTTATCTACAAAGGTTTCAGAACTGAGTATGAGTTGTTGGATGACTTTATTAACTGGTGGATGATTGAAGACAACACTCCAGAAGTTGTAACTGGATGGAATAGTGAACTGTACGATATGCCGTATCTTGTTCGTCGTATTGATAGAATTCTTGGTGAAAAGTTGATGAAACGCCTCTCACCTTGGGGTCTTGTAACTGAGCGTGAAGTTTTTATCGCAGGTAGAAAACAGATTGCTTATGATGTTGGTGGTATCACACAACTTGATTATCTTAATCTTTATAAGAAGTTTACTTATAAAGCACAGGAATCTTATCGCCTTGACTATATCGCAAGTGTAGAGCTGGGTCAGAAAAAACTAGACCACTCCGAGTTTGATACTTTTAAAGACTTCTACACAAAAGGTTGGCAGAAGTTTGTAGAGTACAACATTATTGACGTGGAACTTGTTGACCGCTTGGAAGACAAGATGAAACTGATTGAACTTGCTGTCACTATGGCATACGATGCCAAGGCAAACTATGCTGATGTATCCTCACAAGTTCGTATGTGGGATACTATTATTTACAACTATCTGAAGAAAAGGAATATCGTCATTCCCCCAAAAGAACGTTCTGATAAGGACTCTAAGTATGCAGGTGCCTATGTTAAAGAACCGATTCCAGGGAAGTATGACTGGGTTGTGAGTTTTGACTTGAACTCCCTATATCCTCACCTCATTATGCAGTACAATATTTCACCAGAGACTCTTCTGGAGGAAAGACATCCAACTGCAACGGTAGATAAAATTCTCAACGAAGAAATCAACTTTGAGATGCACAAAGACTATGCGGTCTGTGCTAATGGTGCAATGTACCGTAAGGACGTTCGTGGTTTTCTTCCAGAACTGATGGAGAAGATCTATAAGGATCGCACTATCTACAAAAAGAAAATGCTTGCTGCAAAGCAAGAGTATGAAAAGAAAAAGACCAAAGAACTGGAAAAAGAGATTGCTCGGTGTAACAACATCCAGATGGCACGTAAGATTCAACTTAACAGTGCTTATGGTGCTATTGGCAACCAGTATTTCAGGTATTATAAGCTTGCCAATGCGGAAGCGATTACACTCTCAGGTCAGGTATCAATCCGCTGGATTGAAAATAAAATGAATGCCTATCTGAACAAACTACTTAAGACAGAAGAAGTTGATTATGTTATTGCTTCAGATACTGATTCTATATACCTTAATATGGGTCCTCTCGTTGATACTATATTCAAAGGAAGAGAGAAAACTACTCAAGGCGTTGTTTCGTTCCTTGATAAGGTCTGTCAAGTGGAACTTGAAAAGTATATTGAAAGTTGCTACCAAGAACTGGCGACGTATGTGAATGCTTATGACCAGAAGATGCAGATGAAGCGTGAGAATATCGCTGAGCGTGGTATCTGGACTGCCAAGAAGCGTTACATTCTCAACGTGTGGAACAGTGAAGGTGTTCAGTACAATGAACCTAAACTGAAGATGATGGGTATTGAGGCAGTTAAGTCTTCTACTCCTGCTCCTTGTCGCCAAATGATTAAGGATGGTTTGAAGTTGATGATGAGTGGTACTGAAGATGATGTTATCAACTTTATCGACGAGTGTAGAAAAAAGTTTCGCTCACTACCACCAGAAGAGATTGCATTCCCAAGAACTGCATCTGATGTCCGCAAATATCACTCCTCTTCAGACATTTATGCTCCAAAAACACCCATTCATATTCGAGGAGCACTACTCTTCAATCATTATGTGAAGGAGAATAAACTAACCAATAAATATTCACTTATTAGTAACGGGGAAAAAATTAAGTTCCTCTATCTGAAAAAACCAAATATCATTCAGGAGAATATTATCTCCTTCATTCAAGATTTTCCCAGAGAACTTAATCTTGACAAATATATCGACTATGACCTACAATTTGAAAAGAGTTTTGTAGAACCCCTCAAGTCTATTCTTGATGCTATTGGGTGGTCTGTCGAAAAAACTGTAAACCTTGAATTATTTTTTGCCTAATGGATTTGCCTATTGACGATAAAGAACTTGCAACGATTGTGAGTGCCATGCATCTTGGTGGTGATACTGCATTGTATCAAAAACTTAAACTTGTGAAGGAACTTCGTGAGCAGAATCTTCCTTACAAAAAAATTCTTCGTGAACAATATGGGATGGTAGCGTGATGATTAAACTGAATTATTACATCAAAGAGTTTCCAAATACAACACTCTTTAAGTTTTTTAGAACTGAAGAGGCAGTAGAGATGTTTAAATCTCAACATCCAGATTATGTTTTTATTGGAGATAATTGATGGACTTTCTTAAAGAAATTGTAAAAGAAGTTGGCGGCGAGTATACCAAACTTGCTTCTGACATTGACGAAACAGAAACTTATGTTGACACAGGTTCGTACATTTTTAACGCACTGGTTTCAGGTAGCATATTTGGTGGTGTATCTGGGAATAAGATTACTGCTATTGCTGGAGAGTCTTCTACTGG